TGGCGTAATGCCAAGGCCAGCGCCTGTGATGGTGTAGACGTTGTTAAACCAGCGAAACCACTCCATTGACACCGCGCCCGTCTGATCGTTTAGCAGAGGAACGCGAGGTGCTGGAATCTGAGTGATGTTTGCCATGTCAAGACTTTGTTGGACTTAACACCAACTCAGCGCCCATAATGCTGACCTTTACCGGGTCAGTGCCGCTGACCTCATATACCCGGTCACGCAGCTTGAGCGTCATGCCCAGCCGACGCCAGAACGTGCGGTAGCCGTACTCACCAATCTGGCCCATGCTGGCCCAATGCTCGCTTGACCAAGTATGACCGCCATCGTCGCTCCAGCGCAACATAACTTGCGGGTCATACCCCGGCGTTGCAAGGAATTCTTCAGTAACAATCGCAGCGCCGTCAATGTCCGGGCCGGTGTAGGCAAACGTCACCAAGGACTCGCCTGGAAGCCCCAAAGACGATTCGGTTGTAAGTTCATCGCCAGATTCAGTTGCCAAATACTCCCAATCAAACTCAGCAACAAGCTGGTAACTTGGCCCTGCTGGCGGGGCGTTTGCTAACTCGGTAAGTATGCCGTCAGCAGTTTGACCTGGCGTAACTCCAAGTCCTACGCCTGTCTCAGCGTTGAGTTGCAGCGTATGGTGCGCCGTGCGTTTGAAGTTGTTTTCGCCAGGTGGCAGCGCCCTCCAAGAACGCAACCACTTTTGGATGCCGCCGTTGTCAGCGTACACATCCAAGTCAAAGGCGTAGATGTTGCCGTTAAGGTAGTCGCCCACCACAATCTCACTGTTGAACGCTATCTGGCAGTTTGACCTGTGGCGCATGAACAGGCCGTTGTCAAACCCAGCACGTTCGTGCCATGCCTGAGTAGATACATCGTAGACCCAAGTAGCGTTTCCGGTGGGGAATGTCAGGACGTAGAAAGCGTGGCCTTCTTGCTGGTAAGTGTAGGCAATGGCATCAGAAATGTCGCCGTACTGAGCGATAGCGTACTCAATGGCGTGGGTGCTGACCCGAGTGCCGGTGTAGCCATTGGCCCGGTAGACGATGCCTTGGCCTCGCGCATCCGCACCCAACCAGAAGATGCCGTTGTCCAGTTTGGCAACAGAGAAGGTCGCAGCGCAGCCAATTTCATTGAACGCGCCTTGGATGCGGGTCATGGGGAAGTCGGCAGCGCCAGAGTCGTACCAGACCTCGACTGAGTTAGTGCCAAACAGCCAAATCTGCCCGTGGTCAATAATCATACTGACCAAACCGTCAGGCGAACCCTCAGCACTGGCGAAGTCAAGCGGGTCAACGGAGGATCCATCCAGCAGTTGCGTTACCCAGAATATCTGGCTGTCAGGCTGAATGAAGACAAAGTAACCGTCTAGGTAGCCAACTACCAACGCGCCAGCAAAGTCAACGTCAGTAATCTGGGCAAAGACTGCTGTGCTGCTGTTGTAGATGTAGCCCGGCCCATTGGCTGCAATGAACAACTGTGTGCCGTTGTCGCTCATGCTAACCGGACCAGTGCCTACTACCGTGCCTAGCAAGGTGGCTACATAGCCTGTGGTAAGGCTGTAGAGTTCCGTGCCACTAACCACATAGGCAACGCCGTTAAACGTCCACAAGCCCCGTATTGGACCTGTCCCAACCGTCACCAGCAAGTCAAGCCCCGGCGCACGGTTCAGAAACCCAGCCTCAAGCCCTCCTGCTGGAATAGCCTCTGGAAACATGTTGACCATCCTGTTGTTCGCAGCGTTGATGCTACGCGCAACATAGGCCGAACCAAGGATGGGGGTGTGCATTAGGCGGCTACAGCTTTGATAACGGCAAAGTTGAAGACCGGCGTTTCAGTAGTAGTGCCGCCAGTGGTGCGAAATGTGAGGTTAAAACTTCCTGCCGCCACCGCTGTAACCATCAGATCGTACAAATCAGTACCTGACTTTTGGTTTAGGATAATTACATCCGTTGCCGCCACGGTGCTGTTGGTCACAGTAAAGGTTGCCGCAGTCGTTGTGCCTGCTGCGCTGAACATGGTGATTGCACCAGTTGTTTTGTTTAGCGTCACGCCTGTGGTGCGGCTGGTCAATTGCGTCACAGCACCGCCAGCGCCTGTTGCGTAGCCAACGCCTGCCGTTCCCGATGATGTGACTGCACCCGTTACCGCTAGACTTGTTCCGGTGGCTGCACCAATTACTGGTGTCACCATGACCATGCTGGTCGATGTGCAGGCCGAAATGACGCCACTGGCAACCGTCCCCAAAGCTGGCGTTACCATCGTGGGGCTGGTAAACAGCAGGGTCTTGCTGATGCTCTTGGTTGTGCCAGCTTGGACGATAGGAACAATGTCAGCAGCGTTGATGACGGTAGCAACGGGCAGACCAGAAATAGCAACGGTAGTCATAATTAAAAGTTCCCAGCGTAGATGTTGTAGCGTTGACGATTGGCAACAATACCGTAAGGCATTGCCATTACATCGTCAGGATTGTTGATGCGCTTGATGTTACGCTTGCTAGTCATAGCAATCCGCTGCACTTGTGGGCTTGGCTCGACGCCAAACTCAGCGGCAATCTCACAGGCCAAATTGAACCTAAAGGCTCGCAAGTAGCCTGGTGGGAACGACAGCGTAGTCGCCAGCGTTGCCGGTTGATGCAGCTCTTCAACTGAAATAAAGTGCCATTCCAACGGACGCAACGGCACCGGGTAGACGTACATCTCAATGTCGGGGTACGACATATTTATCCACAGCACCTGTGGATAAGTGCTAGTCACTGTCTTGACTGCAATCCCATCGTACTGCTGTTGGTTGATGATCTTGATGCCGTAGCTGACATTGGTGGCAGCGTCCCTGAAGTAGGTGGCATCGTCAATCAAGATTGGCCTGTTGCCAACAAAATCACCAGATGGGCCTAGAGTGCGGCTTTTAACACTTGCAGGCCAGGTAAACACCTGATCCTGAGTGCTGAATATTGACAGTCGCTCAGTGTTCCATGAGTCGATCATCTGGTTAAGCGCCGACAGCGCGTCTTGAGATGCCGCCGCTGAAGGTGTCTCACCCTCTGCCAGCATCCCAATCAGGCGCATGGCCCCGTTTATCTGGTCGCCAGCAGATGTGGTACTCATTTACGCTCCTAATTCAGCAACCTCAACTCGCGGCCTGCCACGGGGACGCCTCATTTCGTTTACCGTGGCAGGTGGCTCAACGTCACCTAAATCATACCTCACCCAGCCATTTTTTTCGTCGTAAACAGCTTCCTCTTCAGCGCAAGCCACTTTCGTACCGTGAACCGGGTGACGTAGATAGATGACCATTTTTATGATGCGCCGTGGATGATTACATAGTTGATGACAACGGCCTCAGAGTATGAAGTTGCAGCAGTCAGGTTTCGCAACGTGATCAAGCAAGAACCAGCAGCTAGATAGGAAACGTAAGTCGTGTAAGCCCCAGCAAGACTACCAGTAGTGTTGCTACCGATGTTCACAATCATTGCGTCATTTGTAGAAATAACGCTGTTAGTCAGAATGAAAGACACAGCAGTAGCGCCAGCCAAAGCTGCATTGTTCATGGTAATTCGCCCAGCACTGGTGTTGGCAGTGACGCCTGTGGATTTGTTGGTGGCTTGGGTTACTGCGGTTTGTGCGGCAGTGGTGTAGCCAATTTCTTGGCTTGCGTAGCAGGTAGTAAATTCCGGGTCGGCGTAAGCAACGCCGATTGGTTGAGTATTGGGCATGTTATGTCCTTTTAGGGGCCGAAGCCCCCATTTGGTTTAAGCAACGCGATACACGGTGTAAGCAGCATCGCCGGTCTTGCGGAACAAGAACTGCCCTGCGCCGCTAACACCAGCCGCACTGCCGGTAATTGCGATAAGCAAGTTGCCAACCGCAGTAATGCCGGTACCAACAACCATCGTAATAATACCCGATGAAGTGCCCAAGTTAACGACTTTTAGTTCAAAGGTGCTGTTGACCTTTGCGTTAACAAACACAGCGTCAATTGCTGCTGCCGTAGGCATCGTATAACTTACGGCGCCAGTGCCAGCAGTAGCTACCAAAAGACCACCAGTAATTTGCGCTGCGGTCAGAGTGGCCGTAGCAGTTGCGGTCTGGGGCGCTGCTTGAACGCCCATAATGATTTCGTTGGTGTTGCCATCAGTAAACTGATACCCACCGCCAGAATTAGGGAGAGCCATGATAATTTCCTTTGAAAGATGTTACGAAGAAAGGGGCCAAAGCCCCATTCAATTTAGCCCCACAGACGGCAAGCCATCTGCGGACGAATAGTGCCAAAACCGTACAGAACGTCAATACGGCAAGGCATCCGGTCATTGTTAATATCGTACTGGCGAACCACACGCAGCGAAATGCCATTGTGGTTTGCGCGAGCAGCCATATCAACGCCTTGGGGCATCAATAGGTCAGCAGTAGCAAACGTGATGGCGTCTTTGTGGTAGATCAAGTTTTGTGGATAGCCAGTAGAAGCGGTACCAACAAACGTCACGGCAGCATTGTCAGCAGGGAAGCTGTCAACGGTAGCCAATGCGCTGGTGCTGGTGTAAATTGCTGGGCTGATTGCAATGCTAGTCCATGAACCGCTGGATGCGGTATTTGTAGCGGTACAAACAAACTGCTGGAGCGAACCAGTTGACTCACGGGTTTGTGGGTTAACTGCGTACACACCGGCAATGGTAAATACGTCACCGGCCACAACGGTTGCAGAACCAGTACCGCCGTCAATGCTGATCGTTGCTTGGCCTTGGGTGCTAACAGCACCGTTAACCAAGATCGTGTCAGTTGTAGACCGTGTACCAGTGGTGTGAACCTTGATGGATTGGCTCATGTTGACTTCATCAAACCCAAGCACACCAGTACCCATCATGCCGTTTTTGAACTGGCGTGACACGGTATCGGTAGGGTTAAACAAGCCTTTCATGCCTTCAACCAAGCCAGCGTTAGCGGCAGGATTGACGGTAGCGTAGCGCGGGGACATTACAGCAGCGTTCTCGTTCAGTTTTTGCTGCGCTTGCAACAGAACCAAAGAGGTAGCTGGAGTCGTGCCAGGAGTGCCAACGGTCGAGTAGATTGACTTGTAGGCGTTAGCAACGTCTGCGTCAATGCTGGAAGCCAACTGCGAGATACGGGGCTTGAGAACCCGCTCTGCAAAGTCGTCCAACTGCAAAGTCAACTCAGCGGTGGTGAAGTTCACGCCGATATGCTTTTGGCTGGCAACGGTCAGGGTTGTGAACTGCTCGTTGTCGTCCTGAACTTGCAGGGCGGCACCGTCAGTAACGAGAGCGCGGTCAGGCAGGCGGATACGCAGGGTAGAACCAATCTTGGCACCGTTAACAGCGAAGCTGTCATCGTACTGTCGGTTTACGTTGCGGGTAATTACCAGGTTGTTCTCGAGGATTTCGAGAGCTTTCCGGGTAATCATGTCAATGGTAAGAATGCTATTAGCCACGATTTTTCCTTAGAAACAAATTAAAACTTACGCGCCTGCAACGCTTTCATTTGTCGCGCTCTGTCGGCCTCAATCCACTGGCTAGTTGTCATGGTCTTGGTAGACCTTGGATCAGTCGTGTCATAAGACCCAGAACCCACCCCTCGGGCGGTGACTGGTGAAATCGGTTCAGGCGCACCAGAAGTGCGCTTTTGAACGGGGTTATCGGCTAACTTAGCCTCAAGCCGTCCAAGTTCTTTGGCCTGCAAAATAGGCGATAGTCGAGAAATACGATCTGCCTCTTTCGGATTAGAGCCAAGGTGATAAACCAAGTCAGGCCCAATGTCCGACGATTGAATCGTCTGTGCCATCACGGTTGTGATTTTCAGGTTCGGGTTGTAGGCAACTTGTTCAAAGTCGCTGTACTTGTTCCGCGCCGTTTCTTCACGCTCATGGTAGCTGTCAAGAATCTCAGCTTGCTGTTTTTGGATTTCCCGTTGCTCAATCAGCTTATAAGCCTTGGCCTCTGCGTAAGCATCAACCGACTCAAACTGATCTTGCGGCGGTAAGTCCACTGCCATTGCTGGCGCAGGCTGTCGCTCTCGTTCCCACTTTCGCTGTTCTCTCGCAAGTCTTTTTCCAATAGCTGCGTCAAGTTCCTCTTGCGAGAATGTCTTGCTTGCTACTTCCGGCGTTTCAACTACGGGTTCTGGTGTGGCCGCCGTGGCTTCCAGTTCCGGCGCGGGGGCTAATTCCGCTGATTGCTCTACTTCTGACATTTTGATTCCTGAGAATCCCTGGTCATTGGGCCAGTACAAATATTATAGACCTTCCCCCGGCGTTATGTAAAGCACACAAGAAGAAGCCGCAGTTGCGGTGAAATACCAAGTTGGTGGAAAGCTAAACACTTCCACAGCGCCAGCCACAATGGGCATGGCATTGCCGGTTGTAGTGACCGCCGCAGCGTTAGTTGCCGCAATAGCCGCAGTCGCACCAGCCCCTAAAAATGCCGTTATTGAACCAACATTGACAACCCGGTATTGGTTACGGGGCGGTGTAGAAGCCGTAAAATTAGGCGGGATTTGTACGGCAGTAGGTGCGCTGGAATTTGCAGTAATTGCCGTCGTAGCGCCGTTTTGAAGAAATGCAGTGGTATCAGTCATGTTTGTCTTTCAAGGTTGTTCAGCGGCTCGTGCCTCAACTTCATACGGATTCATTTTATAACCATAGCGCAGTAGCCAGTAGGTGTACTTGATCAAGTACAGCACCTTGCCATCCCGCCGCATCTGCTCTAAGTGCGTCATTTCATGCCGTATCAAGGCGTTGTTCAACTCATAGCCCGGAGCCATGTAAATCACGCCCCAAAAGCTAGTCCAGCCCTGGAAGCCACAGGCTTTCATGTATCGCAAGATTGGGCCTTTGGCGGTGCGAATCATTTTTCAGCAGCAGCCTTGTAAGCAGTCACCGCAGCCGCAGTGTGCGTTGCTTTGCAGATAGCTTTCATATTATTGGCTTGTCATGTAAGTAATTGAACCTACCATACGATAGGTAGAAAGATCAGAATTTATATTTCCTGTTGTGGAATTTCTTTTAATGTAAACAACTTGAACTGTTGGATCAGCAAATAAAAATTGAGCATTTGCACCAGTTGATGAACCAACTACACCAGAACAAGGTGAATTTGCTGCAAGTGCATAAGGCAATCCAGCAATATATGAACCACTAGCGTTAGCAGTTGCAGGCCAAGTTACATCAAAAGACACAGTAACCTGTCTACCAATTTTTACATATTTGGCACTGTTAACTACTATAGTTACTTCACCATTACTAGGAGTCCAGTTGCCAACTAAATATTCAAATAATATTTCTGGCGCTGTAGTTTCACGCAATCCTTTTACGTTTGGGTAATTACCCAATAAATTTAACGCGCCTAAATTTTGAGAGTTTTTAACCGCAGGTAGTGTTACATTGCCGATAACATTACCAAATAAATTGATTGTATTTTGAGTACCGCCACCATCAAAAATAGCTATGGCATATTGAGTAGCATTGACATTGATTAGGTTGGTATCAAATGTACAAACTGTACCCGCTGCTACTGGTTGAAAATTAACTATTGTTGCGTTTCGAAAAGCTATAGGTTCAGGATCAAACGCGCCCTCAAATTCGTTGTTAGTAAATTTAGTATTGCTTTGTGATGCCAAACGTAACCAAGTTCCCCAACCATTAAAATTATTGTTTTTAAACTCATGGTCAGCACCGCCATCATCAGCAATAGCAAACGTACTACTTAACGCTACCCTATTAAATTGACAGTTAGAAACGCTAATTTGATTTGTATAATATAGGTTTGCGGCAGGATTATGGGCATTTCCATTAACAAGCCAAAGACCCACTAAATAATTACTTTCAAAATTAACTGTACTTATTAGGGATACTTCAGTTTGATCAAAAATAATTCCGCACCAACCACCTTGAACAGTAACTCTTTCAATATGTAAAAAAGTTGAGCCTGTGTCAGCAATACAAGCTTTTAACACAACTATTTGACTCATACTAACAGTAAAATCTTGCAACGTAATAAATGCTGCTGTAGAAGCATTTACAGGATTGTTAATTTGAATTGCATCACTTGCACCTGTATAGCTAATATACGTTTTTTTTCCTGCCGTACTATTTCCATCGCCAAAAAGAATTGTGTTATTTTTTACGACAAGTGTTGTGTTACAGGTATATGTACCTGCTGGCATATAAACACGGCCTGCCAAATTTAAAGCTGCTTGAATAGCTAAACTGCTATCTGTTGCTCCAGTTGGGTCAGCACCAAAATCAAGCACATTTAAGCACGCGCCTGTAATCATTGAATAGGAAACTTTGGTGAGGCTCATTTTGCCTCCAAGACTGCGACACGGGCAGTTAACAATTCAATAGTTTTTAATGCTTTTTGCAACGACATTACAGTTACCGCCAAAACAGAACGATCATAGTAGCCCCACGGTTTTGTAACAGTCGTTTCAATTCCTTCTTTGTTTTTTGTAGTGATTGTTTCTGGAGTTGGGGCGGCTTCTGGGCCAATGGCAGCATTGACGTTTTGTGCGTAAAACCCTAGCTGCCTGTCACTGCCAAAAGTTTCTTTCTTTTCATCGTTGTAGAACCAATACCCCGGCTTCAACTTTTTAAGCATTGCATCTGGGTCAGTTGGCACCCCATCTTTTACTTTCCATGTTTCATCTGATACTGAGGAAATAACGCCAGCCGATGAAAATGTTGCTGCTCCAGCACCGTAAGCGTTCATGGTGACGATGCCGCTGGGGTCAATACGCATCCGTTCTGCGCCACTAGTCTGAAACGTCATTGCAGCGACTGATTGTTGAATGAAATCAACTTGACCGCTATTACCTAATTTTTGAATGTAGAAATAATCTGCGCCACCCGCATTTGCACCATCAGCATCCCACATCATGTAGGTTGAGCGACTTGTTGCGGTTGACGATGGTGTTGCAAATATCTGTATTCCAGCATTGTTTGCCGTAGTTGTATCTGCTGTTCGAAAATTTGCTAATGATTGTTGACCTGTTGTTCCAGTTGCAACTTCCAACTTGTACGCAGGCGTAGTTGTCCCAATACCTACGTTGCCGCTGGAGTTGAGGGACAAACTACCCGCTGGCGCACTGCCGCTGAAGCTATACCCTGTGCCGCTTGTGCCGCCGCCTATCGCACTAAAAACGGCAGTGCCTGTAAATGTTGGACCGGCTGACAGTACCGTGTTGCCAGTTCCTGTGCTGGTGGTGACGCCTGTGCCGCCATTAACAACGGGGAGTACGCCTGTAATCTGGCTAGCGTTGATGACTGAATTTGCAACTTTTAACATGACAATTCCTAACTGTAAACAAATTCAATAATGGATGTGTACGGCGGTGCTTCGGTAAACGTAAGCGTATTGCCGCTAACAGTGTAAGTGTTCTTATTTTGGTAAACACCATTGATAAACACCGCGCTTAAACCACTAAGAACAGAAAAAGCAACTTGTGAACCCGTGCCAGTAGCGTTACTAGCAAAAGTGCTGCCGTTGATATTGTCAACCGTCCAGATCAGCACGTTGGTGCTGTCGTACAAAGCAAACTTATAGATAGCCCCACTAAGCCACACATTGGCCTCGCCACGGCTGTCTAGGATGATAGGGTTAGTGTTGGCAGTGTTGCCCGTGGAATCGGTGTAGGACGCCAATGGAGTCGTTGTACCAGCAGCGTAGGTGTACAACTTTCCACCCACCAACGGTGCGCCGTTAGCATCAAAGAATTGCAGCTTGGGCGTTGGGGCTAAAGATGTTGTACTCATGCTAAGAACCTCAACTTGTAGAGAGTACGCAGATAAATCTCAACAATGTTGTCAATCAACTGTTGAAGCGAAGTGTCAGTTTTATCGCACACTTCATAGCGTACTTTTTCAATCTCATCTAACTGACCTTGAAGAAACTCAATGATGTTGCCGGTTTTTTTATTGCTGCCCAACGTAATCTGGCCCATCAAACCATACCGACCTTGGTAAGTTTCAGCAAAATCATCAGCAGCACCCACAATACGCTCGTAAAAAATATTGAGCGCCATGTGCTTGCTAAAACTGCGGGTATTCAGGTGGACGCTGTGCGCTACATCCCGCGCCAGAAACAGCATCCCTACGAATTCGTTACCTTTCATTGCGGCATTCCTTGTGGTTGCATTTCCATTTCTGGCATACCAATATCACGCCCTGGCATTTCGTTGATTAGGTCGCCGCTGGTGATCATGCCGTGGATTGTACCTAGTACCACCTCTTGCACCTGTTCTGGCGTCATGGCATCCGAAGTAGCGGAAATACGCTTGGTTTGGGCATCGTATGCCTTGACTTCAGAATCAAACCGCTTGATTTCCAAGTCTTGCGCTTCCATTGAATTTTGGACGTTTTGCAGCATTTCTTGCATCTGCTGCATTTCCTGCCCCATTGCCTGCATCTGCATATTGGCAGCTTGTAAGGCCGGGTCGTTCTCGTCGCCCATCAGTTTGGGGTCAATGGTCTTAGCCAGCCGTTTAGCCAACTCATCAGCACCAGGCCAGTCCATGTTCTTGACGAACAGGTCGCCAGCCACGGCCCACAGTTGTGGGTTGCCTTGCAGCAGGTTTGCCATCTCTTCCCGAGTCTCCACCCGTTTGGTGCTGTAACTCGGGCCGGTAGTCACCACAACATCGTACTTGCCGACGTTGGGGTTGTAGATCTTGGCAATCTCAATGCCCTGCTGATCAACGATCTTCTTGACCGGCTCGGGTTGCGACGGGTCAATCCGCGCCATGTTTGTCTCGCCATCCTCGCCAATAATCCGCGCAACCCGCTGGGTGTCGTAGATTTTGGGGATCATGTCCACCAGTTGCCGGGTTACGTACCGAATGGCACGGGCCAGGTTGTCAACATAGTGGTAAGTGCCAACGTCACCCTCACGCTGACGGGCTAGGATGGCCTTGCCGCTGCGCTCGTTGCCGCCCATGCCAAGACTAGCGTTGTACTGCCCAGTCGCTGCTTTAATGTCCTCAGATGCCCCTGATTTGGCCTGTAGGAGGCCGCTAGAGGCCATTGGCGGCTGGGCACGTTGAGGTAGTGGCAGAGTAGCACCAGCACCGTCTGTAACGTCTGGATTGACCTCCAGATACGGCCAGTTGGTGGTGTTGGCGGTCTTCCACTGGGTTTCGTACCCTTCAAACTGCCCACCGTAGCCAATAAACGGAGCCTTGGGTGCCAAAGCCAACATCTCGGCTTCTTGGCTAACCCAATAGTTGTACATACGCTGGGCGTCTTTTGCGTTCCGCACCAGACCGGAAACATAGATCTGCCCGTCAACCTCAAACTCGTTGCCTACCACCCGCACGATGGGGATGTACTTACCGGCCCAATCGCGCTTTTCCAGCACCTCGTAGCCGTTGGTCTTGACCCAGCAAACTTTCTCCCGCTGCACAACCCGGTTTTTCAGCGGCTTGCCATAAAGCGATTTCAGTTGCTTGTCATCAGGCGTGTTATTGAACGCCGTGATGTTGTTGGGGTACAAATTCAGGGTTTCTGCCTTGTACTCTACGTAGAAATACTCAGCAATCCGCACTGTCTCGTCGCGCAGCCACTGCGTCAGGTCTTGGTCGCCAATCCCAAGGGACTGCAAGCTGCTGATAGGCGCAGCGTCCGGGTACAGGCGTTCGTACTCGTCTTTCGGCACATCGTCCGTGACAAAGCACCACCGCGCATCTGCACCGCAGGGGTCTTGGATAGCAGGATCCATGAACACCGAGAACGAATTCCGAACCCGGCCAATCTTCAGATCCTGGTCAAAGCTGTTTTCGTCGCAATACTCAGTTAGTACCCGGATGTATCCTTCACCGTAGGTCACCTGGTTCTCACAAGCGGTGTCGTAGGCCGTGTCAGCGTCACTGATGTACTCAATATGCCGCACAATGCCGTTGAAGATTTCCGCCATCTCCGTGTTGGCAATCTCATCCGCAGGGATGACCTTACCGCTTGGACGGTTGTGCCGCTGGTCGTTTGTGACCTGGCGAACGTGCTGCGGCAACTTGTTAATAGTCAGGCAGGGACGGGCGTTAATGGTCTGCCCCTGGACGGCTCCGCGAGTTGCCAGTACGTCAGCAGGCCACTGCCACTGATTGTCTGGACTACCCGCCATGAACCGCAGGTCATCAAGTTCGTTGCTGCGCGAGTCGCTGTAGGCATCCACCGCCATTGTCAGGCGTGAGCGCATGGTCGCCAGCATATCGCGCTGGTCGTCCTTTTCTCCCGGCCCACCGCCGACGTTGGCAACCTGACCAACCTTGTTGATGCCGGTGTAGTCAGCCATTATTTTTGCGCTTTGCGCTTAACCGCATAGGCAATTGCCACTGCCTGCTTCACCGGCTTGCCAGCCTTGACTTCGGCTTTGACATTAGCCGTGAACGCCTTGGGGGTAGGTGACTTTTTGAGTGGCATGGTTATTTCTTCTTAGCCGTCTTGGCTGAGTCTTTGAAGTCCTTGGCAGTAGGCGCTGCCTTGCTGCCAACCTTGTTCATCTTCTCGCCAGAGCCAGCTTTGATGCGCTCCTGCTTGGCGTGAATGTTGGCGTATAGACCGGGTTTGCTAGATTTCATGTCAGCACTTCCATCGTTTAAGAGCCGCCTTGGCGCGTTCGCCATCCTTGGCATTAGCCGCTACTGCGCCCATTCTTGCACAAAATGAGTCCTTGCGGCCCTGATCAGCCTTGGTCTTGGGGTTAGGCGCAGGAGCCTTCAAGTTAGAGCCAGTGGCTGCATTGTACTTTTCCCGCCCCTTGGCAGTCAAACCAGCGCCTTGGCTGACCGGCAGCTTCTCGCCACGCCCAACTGATAGAGATACACTTTTCTTCATGATCCCATCC